TTAGGCCACATCCTTCTTGTCAGTCCGGGAGATTTTCCGGGACTGTGAGACACGGGACAGGGCGTCCCCGACTTCTTCGTCCAGCACATGGGCGTATCGGACGGTGGTCTTGATGTCCGAATGGTTCAACGCCTTCTGGACCAGCTTAAGGTTCCCCGTGTCCCTAAGGAGCTTCGTAGCCACGTCGTGGCGGATGTCATGGAACCGGAAATTCTCGACCTGTGCGCGGGCACGTAGCCGCCGCCACTGGGTCTTGGCTCCCTCTGCGGTGATGGGGTAGCGCTGCCCCTTTACCTGCCCCTCACGGGGGCGCTGGCAAATGAAGGCGAACACGAACTCCGGGTGGTGGCCTTTGCACTGGTCAAGGATTGCCTGCACATCAGGGGTGATCGGGGTGGATACCTCCTTGCCGCCCTTGCCGATGGTGGTGATCCGCTTGGCGAAGATGTTGACGTTCTTCCACCGGATAAGCGTCTCGTTTCGGCGTAGGCCAGTCAGGCACGCGAACTCGAACCATAGGGCGTAGTCGTCCCGCACGGCGGCGTCCAGCGCGTCGGCCTCGAACGTGTCGAGTTCCCGGACCCGCTCCTTGGGCTCCTTCAGCATGTGGGTCTTCCAATCGATCCGATGCTGGAACTGATGCCCCCACATGTGCGCCCGGTTGAAAAGCGCCTTCAGTAGCACCGTCGAAGCGTTCACCGTCCGGGGTGAAATCAACTTCACTGGATTTCCGTTCTTGTCTGCCTTGCGGCCCTTCACGGTGTGCGTCCGGCGCCATGCGACCATGCGGGAAACGTCGTCATTCGTGATCGTGTCCAGGCGCTTATCGGGACCCAAGTACTCAATCAACCGCTGCATGTCGGTGAAGGTGGTAGCGGCGTTCACATGGTGGTTTCCAACTTCGGCCATGTGTCTGCCAGCGGCGTGACGAAGGAGCAGCGGGCCGTTCCCGGTCCGCTTTTCCTGTTCTATGTCCGCCTTGGCCTTGCCCTTCAGGTCGCGCTCTACTGCCTCTGCGTCCTTCTTGTTCCGGGCTTCTGTAGAGCCATGAAATCGACGACCGTGTATTTGGAAGTCGTATTGGTAGAAGGGACTTTTGGGGCTTTTGTAGACGGACATGCTGGCGTCTCCCTAGTCTTTTGATTGGCGATAAACGTGTCGATGCTCTTTTGGCAGTACAGGCGTTTCATGCGCTTGATGCCGGTCCCGATCTTCACGAACCGGATGCGCCCTGCGGTGGTGTGTTCCCGCAGGGTCTTAGGGCTGATCTTCAGTATCTTGGCCACTTCGGCGGGGGTGTAGAGGGGCTCCGTCACGACACGGCCCCCTTCATTGCGTCCGACAAAGCCTTGTCGAACTGACCCGACGCCTGTTTGTAGAGAGCAGCGAATGTCGGCAACTGGTCGCCAAGCGCCAGTGTAATTAGTGCCAATGCATCGGATGCGGCTTTGTCTGCTGCCTGCTGATTGGTCTTCATCTCAGCTTCTGCCTTGGCTGCAAGCTTTGCCTTATGCTTTTCCTTGATCGCTGCTATTTCAGCAACTATCTTGGCGGGCTTGCCGAAATATAGGGTCTTGTGAGCTTTGTCTTCCAGTTCTGCCGCCTGCTGTTTTTCCTTCGCGATCTTTTCTTTTTCCTTGGCGATCTTGATCTCGTTGACGACTTCGCTGAGGGTCATCTTTTTGCCATTCTGGAGAAGCGCTAGGGCTTTCTGCTTTACCTCAGGTGGGGTGGAGGGAGCCGCGATCCGGTAAGCCACGCCCATTGGCAAATCCAAAATCATTTGGGTTTTGCCGGAGTACGTATTTGCCGCGTACATGTAGTTTCGAGCGGTTTGATCCGAGACGCAAAGGCGGTCTTCCACCCATTTCGTGAAGTTGCCATGCTTCAGCAGTTCCTTGGCCTCAATCAAGAGGTTGCCCTGTTCGACGGCGTGTTCAATCCCAGTCTTGTGCCACTGCTGTTCCCGCTTCAGGAACGAGGTCACATGAAGCTCGATATCTTCGATAAGCTCCGGGTCGACACCCATGTATTCGAAGCCTGCGACTGTGACGGACTGCGGCTGGGGCGCTGGAGTGATGCCCATGCTGTTGATCTTATTGGGGAGCGTGATGAGGGTCATTTATGCGGCCTCCCGCTTTAGTTCCAGGCGTTCCATCCGCTCGCGCACCGCACGGACGATCTCAGAAGACTGAGAAGATTGGTGATAGACGGCCTGTTCGGCGAGCCACGCCTTCACATCACGCGGAAGGCGGACCATAATTTTCGGAAGTTCGGTGCGTTCGTGGGTCTTCATGATAGTGATCTCCATACGGTTGCGTTAGTAGGTGGCCCTTGGCCACCATCTGCATCGCACGTCGACACTAGATGATCAATAGGGATGTGGCCAATGGCCACCATATTTTATGAAGAAGCCTTCTAGCCGCGAATTGGACAAATATCTTGTGAGGCTTCCGCCCGGTATGCGCGACAAGATCGCAGCCGCTGCGGAGAGAGCTAATAGGACGATGAACGCGGAAATCGTATCCAGACTAGAATTCACCTTTGACCTGGAGTTGACCGTTCACGACGACGGCTTCGACTTCAAGCACGGGGTCAATTCTCCCGAAATGGTTGCGTCGTTCGTTAGGAACAAACTCGGTGCTAGTGAGGCAGCGAAGCCAGCCGACAACGGCGTACCGGTCGCCTTGGAAGAATGGTTCAAGCGCATAGAGGGGCGGCTGTATGCCTTAGAGACCAAATCCTAACTGCCCCAGGATCGTTCGCTGAGGGTGATCCATTGCTATGAAATTTCCAGCGGAATTCAAACCGGAACCGGGCATGCCACCGAGCCTGTATAAGTACTGCTCTGAAGCAACTGCGCTCGCAATCCTGGAGAACGGTACCCTCCAAATTTCCACTCCAAATCTATTTAATGATTTGCTGGATATGAATTCGACGCTTCGGTTAGAAGTCGACGATCCCGAGGAAGTGACCGAGCGAATACTCGACCAGCAATATCAAGGTTTCTATCAGGATGGGCCGCTTCAGGATCGCAATCGCTTTGGTCGCGAGCTAGCCCTTATGAGGACCCTTTTTCCCGGCCCAGCGGATCCCGTGAAATGGCGAGAATTCATGCGGCCAACGGTGCTTGGTCAGGTTCGCGACCATCCCGCAATGGTAGAAAAGCTATCGAGGGAACTTGGAGAGCGTACAGCGAAAGCCAAGGTACTTTGTCTGTCAGCGAGCGGGACAAGTGCACCTATGTGGGGGACCTACGGCAGCAATCTTGAAGGTGCTGTTCTCCAGTTCACGCCCGCGCAAGATGAAAGCATGTTTCGTGCTGCACACCCGATTGCCTATGATGGACCCCCCTTGTTGCTTGATCGTCAGCAATTCATTGACTGGATGTCTGGACGGATAGCTCTCGATGACATTGATATCTTCGGGCGCTTCATTTTTACAAAGGATCCATCTTGGTCCTATGAACAGGAGTGGCGCATCTTCTATGGCGAGGGTTCGCATCCCGATCAGGACCGGGAATATGAGAAGTTCGACCCCGCCGACTTAGGGGCGGTCATAGTCGGCACGCGGATGAAGCCTGAGGCCGTGGAAAAGATCGTTTCGGTTGTTGCCGAACGATATGAGCGTGCAAAGGTAAAACGGATTAACCGATCTTCTCACGGCACCTATGTCGTGGAAGACCTGTAGCGCATGCGCCGGTCAGGATCTGAGTTCCCGCATGGTCAGCACGCCACCTGATCGCATCTGATTGCGAGCCCATTCGGCGGCCTTGACTTCAAACGCCTTGTCGACGGCAGCGGCCACCGCCTCCGCGTGCTGCGCGTCCTTCTTGGCGTCCCCGGATGATCCCTGCGTTCTGACCTCGATCTTCGGGCTGAAGGTAGTGGTGTTGGTGACCCTTGGTCCGCCGACATAGCCGCGACCGTTGGCAGGTCCGCCACTTGCCAGACGGGGGACCCCGCCGCTGTTGATGGCCTCTAGCAGGGCTCGGTTGCGCTGAGTGGCAGCCGCGTTCACGACGTACTCGCCATCGCTGAGAAGGGCGGGGATGCTGTCACTGGTGGACGTTCCCGGTCCCCGGACGTGTCCGCCGTCTGCAAAGCCGAACAGCGACCCCAGCAAGCCGCCGCCGCTGCCACCCATGGGCATCGCAAGCAACTGCTGAATAAGTGCCTGGATGGCGCCACCGAACTGACCAAGGCCGGGGATGGCCTGAGACAGTGGAGCCAGCAAGCCGGTCATGCCCTGAGTGACGCTGCTAAGGTTCGGCGCCACCTGTGATGCTGCCTGTCCAATGTTCTGGATTGGCGGGGTCATGGACTGCGTTGCCTGCCTCGTGGCAGCCATCTGTTCCGCCAGGCGGCGCTGGGCTTCGATCTGGTCTTGGAGGGCCTTCTGGGCTTCTTGCTGTGCCCCCTGCGCTGCATATGCATTGGCCATAGGATCCGGGGTGGCCATGCCAGGCATGATGCCCTGCTGACCAGCGCGAACCGCATCGATCTGGGCTTGGGTGATCCTCCCGCCCTTGCTCGAATAATCCCAGAAGCGAGCGCGGTCGTTGTGCTGGTCGAGGTGGATCCCGCCGCCACGCATTTCCAGCCCGGTCCCGCCGTACCCCTTCGCCTGCCAATACTGAGCCAGCGGACCCAGCCGATCACCGGTCACCTTGTTGCCCAACTGGTCGCGGACGTAGATGTCGGCGGCGTTCCCCAGATCGTGGCGTGTCGACCCAGTGCGGCGCCCGCTGGTGCCGATGGCGGGCTGGCCACCGGAATACACTTCAGCCACGTAGTCCTTGCCGTAGACGGCCCCCACGGCTTCGCTGATCTTGGCTTCTAGAGCGGCGTCCAGCTTCATGTTGCGGGTGGCGCCGCCATTCGAATAACGAACCGCTGCGAGCATGTCGCCAAGGGGTCCAGCGGCCTTCGCAATTGGCGCGAGGCTGGTCATTACCGCATCAGCCACGGCGTCCTTCCCCACGGGCGCGGCAAATGTTGGCGCCCGTGAAATTGACTGTCCGCCGCTCCTAAAGAGCCCGCCCGTGGATCCGAACATCCCGGCTAGCGGCCCCTCGCCAAGGATGGCGGCTTGGAACGCCATGCGGATCAAAGAGCTTAGAAGCTGGCGAAGGGCTTCCTGTGCCGTCATGGTGCCGGTCGCGATGCCCGTCAGAGCGTCCACCATGCTGTCGCCAAAGAATTTGCTGATCTCGGCGGCATCGTCCTGACTTTTGGCCAGGTCTTGGGTGACCTTCTCGGCATGCGCCATGCCCTGCGCATAGGCGGCAATGTCGGCGCGCTGTTCTGCGGAAAGGGTGATCCCGTCACGCTTAGCCTGATTGAGCATGTCTTGCTCAAATCGATACGCAGCGGCGGCATCCGTGGTCATGCCAAGGGCGGTGGCCTCCTGCTGCTGCGATGCGATGAACTCTTGGGCGCTGGCGATGATGTCGGAATATGCGGCGATCTGCTGCCTTGCGTAGTCACGTGCCCTGTCTGAAGCGTCGGTTACGTTAGATGCGCCCCCCGTGACAGCCGGGGACGGCTTGCCGATGGCAGCGGTGGCCTGCGCATGAAGCGCATTGGCTTGCTGGATTTCCCCGATGGTCCGGGCCTTGGCGACGGCGGCTCGATACACGCTATCGATGCGGGTCTTGGCGTCGAGTTCGGCAAGGGACTTTGCCAGTTCCGGGATTTCATCCTTCAGGGCGCGGATGGCGTCTGCATAGGAATTTATCCCGGTCGCCCCCGCTGCCGTGGCGTTGCCAGTGCCTGTCAGGCTGGAATTCAGGCCGTTGACGGCATCGGATGCGGCCTTCGCGTCGTCTGTGGTTTTCTTGAAATCGAAGTCCGGGGAGTACCCCGTGCGCCGATCAAGGATGTCGCGGAGCTTCAGGGCTTCGTTGGTCAGTTCCTCGATCTTCTCCTTCTGGCGATCAATGTTGAGGTCCACCGCCGCATCGTCGGGGAACGCGACTTTCATCTGGTCAAGGTCAGCGAGTTCCGCCTTCGCAGCGGCGATGCGCTCATAAACGCCGGTCAATGACGACTGGACGTTCCGGTCGGTCTGTTCCTCGATCTTGTTGAACCGGTCCAGCCAATCGTCCATCGCGGCCACCACGTCCACGACGGCGCCCTTCAGGCCGGTCCCGATTGTCTGGGTGATCCGGGTGAATTTGCGGTCGATTTCGTCGGCGCGTGCAATGACATCATCGTCCAGGATGATGCCCAGCTGATTGGCCTCACTGATCAGGGTCCGGATCCCATCGGCCCCCCGGTCAAGAAGCTCCACAAAGCGTTCGCCACCGGTTCCGCCGAATAGCTCATCCGCGATGCGGATCTGTGCGGCTTTGCCCAAGCCTTCCATGCGCTTCATGATCTCGACTAGCAGCGCGGAAGGGTCCTTCAGCTTCTTCTTCAGTTCGTCGGCGCCAAAGCCCAGCCGCTGGAATGCTTCTGCAGCCGCGCCTTTGCCGGTCACGACGAACTCGTCGGCCCGGAGGTTCAGCTCCTTCATGCCGTCCACCAGGGCGTCCACGCTGATGCGGTTCTGATTGGCGACGTAGGAGAGTTCTTGGAACGCCTTTGTGCTGAGGCCAGCGCGCTTCGCCTCATTGCCGATGCTGGCGACGTTGCGGGCGATGTCGCGGGTCCGGCTGATGATCGCGTCAAGCGCCCCGATGGACACGCCAGCGACCAAGCCCGCGATGCCTGCCTTCATGATCCCGAATGATGCGCTGATCCGATTGGACGCTCCCGCCATGGACTGTTCAAGGCGATCTCCAGACTGCTTCGCCCGCTTTTCGATGGCCGTGAAATTGGTGTTTGCCGTCCGGTTGGCCTTCTGGAAATTCTTTTCGAAGTCCCTGATGCGGGCTTCGAGGGAAACGACTAGCTGTTCTGTTTCGGTGGCCATGTCCTACCTCACCAGACAAGCAGGCCACCGGCCCGCTCGTCACTGTCATAAACTGATCTCGTATCTTCGCCCGTGGCGGCCCGGGACACGGCCATGGCGGCTGCAACGGCGCCGTCGATGCGGTCCCGGCTCTTGCCCTTGTGAAAGGCTTTGTTCCCGGCCTTGTCGGTCTCGACTGCGATGTTGTCGAAGTTCCAACGAAGGACGGGGTGGCCGCCGTGCTGGAACCGGCCTGCGATGATGGCGCGTTCAAGCTCCTTGATCGCGGGCGCCATGGTGACCCAGCCTTGCCGCATTTCGATTGCGGGATATCCGTCTTCAGCAAGGTTCGACATCATGACCCGCGCCAGATGAGGATCGAAGGCGATCTCCCGCACGTCCAAGCGGTCGCATAGGTCCCGAATGGTGTCTTCCACGGCCCGGAAATCCACGACGTTGCCGGGGGTCGGTTCGATGAACTGCTGTTCTGCCCATAGGGGATAGGGCACGCCGTCGCGTTCGGCCTTGCGGGTCAGGTTTTCGCGGGGACAGAAAAACCATGGTTGGACGACATAGCCGCCTTTCCCGTCCCGCCATGCCGCGACAATCACGGTCAGGTCGCTGTTGCTGGACAGATCCACCGCAAGCCAGCACGGTTCGCCTTCCATGGCGTCCAGATCGAAGGGCTTGGACCCCTTGTCATAAAGAGCCATGTCAACGAACGGGTCGAGCGAGTGATCGCCCCAGATATTGAGGTGCAATTGCTTGAAAGCCTCCCGGTCGGACGGTCGCTGCGCTGCCTCTCGTGCAAGCTGGCGAAGCCCTTCGAGGTCGGGATAGCCATACTTCAGGCCGGGGTTAGCAGCTTGCCAGACTTGTTCGTCCTGCCAGTCGGCATCGCGAGGGGTTTCGAATAGGATGGGCAGCGTGGCGGGGTCGCTGATCTCCCCCCGTGCAACCTTGCGGGCATAATCGATGATGTCGTGCGCGATGTTCTCTTGGCCCCGGCCCGCCGTGGTGATGACGACAAGGAGAGACCCCGGAACCTTGACCAGGCCGGTCTTGATCACGTCCCACAGATCGCGCTTCTTCCATGCGTGAAGTTCGTCCACCAGGGCAAAGACTGGCGTCCTGCCATGCTGGGTGCCAGCGTCGTTGGAAAGAGCCTCCAGGGTGCATCCGTCCGGGAAGCTGATGCGGTTCTTGTATTCCTGAAGCTTGATGTGATTGGCGGCATCGAAGCGTCGTGAGGCTTGACCCTTGCGCCACAGATGGCCCCCGGCCTCTATGATCCCCTCGCATTCGCGGAAGCCGATCTTGGCCTGCTTCTGGTCAGCGGCTGCCATGATGGTTTCGCCACCCGGAACCGCTTCCGGCCCGATGGTGTGGAGCAATGCCAGGGCGGCGCCCAGACTGGTCTTGCGGTTTCCACGGGGGAGCAGCATCACGACGTTGCGGACGATGCGGCGCCCGTGTTCGTCGCAGGGTCCATAGATCTTGCGGACTATCTCTTCCTGCCAGGGGTCCAGTTGGAACCGACGATCCGGGAGCCGGGACTTCGGATGCTTCAGGCTTCGAAGAAACTCAACGGCCCGCTGGCCATAACCGAACGGGTCGGGGATGTTCGGGAAGGGCTTGGGCTTCTTCTTGATGATGATGGGCATGGTCAGAGCCCCGCCGCCACGCAACGAAGGTCCAGCCCTTCGCGCCGTCCAAGCTCCTTGATCTCCTTCAGGTCGAAGGCGCGGGCGTTGTACGTCACGCGGTCGGCAAGGGTCAGGCCGTCCATGTGGCGGATGCGGAAGATGGTGGCAGTCTCGGAATTGGCGCCCCCTGCCGACATGAATTCTTCGGTGGTGGACTGGATAAGCTGCGCTCGCACGGTGGCCACGGTGGTCCAGCCTTCAGCGGGCGTGCCGTAGTCGTCCACGGTGGTGGCGGCCCGTTCGATTGTGATGGTCTTGTCCAGCTTGCCCGCGCGCATCACGCCACCTCTACCAGTCGGCATTCGAGAGACAGGATCGCATGGGAATGCTGTCCGCCCGGATCCCGTAGGAACCGCGTGGAGCCGATGCGGAGGTCTGCCACGTGATGATGGTCGGGGGTCAGCGGTCCATCTGCCAGGGCGTCCCGGATGGCGCCGATGACTTGCTTGGCGCCAGCTAGTCCCGGCTCCTTTCGCCAGACATGCAAGTCCGCCACGACAAGGTGACGATTGCGGGCAAGGCCGTCATCCGGTCCCGTGATGCCTTCGCCAATCACGATGGAATGGTCCAGGGCTGGCGTGGCGTTGCGGTCCACGATGGCGCTGGCGGGAATGATCGAAGTCACCGCCGATGCCCCGATCAGGCGATTGCGGACGGCCTTCTGTAGGTCCAGTGACGGTTCCATCATGCCTCCCGTACGGCCTTGCTGATGGCGCGCTTGATCCGGGTCGCCAGCTTCTTCCGCTTCAGCCGGAAGGCAGGCCAGAAATAAGGTTGTGCCGGGGCGTCACGGGTGCCGTATTCCACCAGATGCGGATACCGCACATCGGTGTTGCCCGCCGTGACCAGCACTTCATTTTCCGCTGCAACGCGGGAGCCGCCCGGCTGGCTATATGGCGGCGTGCTGTTGCCCGGCATCGTGTACTTGATGGAATGCTTCAGGTCGCCGCTGTCGACGGGTGCCAGGGCACGCATCGCTCCGACAAGTTCATTGCCGGACTTCTGAAGCGCGGGCACTACGGCACGCTTCACCGCCTTCGGGATGGCTTTCAGGCGGCGGGATAGCTTGTCTGTCTGTGCGCTCAAAACACGTACTCCCGATACGGCGCCATCAGATCGAACAGGCCGGGGGACACATCCGTCATGGTGATCCCGATAAGCGTAGCCTCCCGGTTCTCATACAGATGCGCGACAAGCTGGCGGACGGCCTCCTTCAGCGGATCCGGGGTGCCATCTGGAAACGCCGTAGTGTCGTCCAGCGCGGTCCCGATGAACTTGCCAATCCACGCTTCCGCCGCGGCGATCTTGCCACCGATCAATGTGTCATCGTCCGCGATGGTGACATTCATGTGCGCCTTGGCGTCTTCCACGGTGACGATGCTCATGACGCAAACTCCTTTTTTCCATGCAGATCACCCGCGACGCTCCCCACGCCGGTCCCTTTGGGTGGGCGGAAGTTTTTAACCACCCCCGGTGGTCTTTCTTGCTGTCCGCTCAAACCTGTGATGATCTTTGGGCATGTCAGATGAACAGACGTTCTCCCGCGACGAAGTCGAAGCCGAACACAGACGGCGGCGAGGCAGCGCAAGCGTTCAACATGGGCGTCTGTTGCTGGAGTGCGTCCACTGCAACAGCGAGTTTGACCCGGCGTCGGGTGGGAACAGCACTGTGCCGCTCTGCGATTGGTGTCTTCACCGCGACTAGTCATCGGCCCGTTTCGCTTGCGTGATGGACGAACGATGCGGCTATGCGGGTGATGATGCGTCTGCTGTGATTGAAGACGATCCGTTGTCCCTTGCGCATAGCGGTTTCAGTGAGGGCGCGCTTGACGATCCAGCCCATGGAGTTGATGCGTTCGTTGATCACATGGCGAGGGATACCCGTGCGCCTTGCCCAGCCCGATACGCTATCCCTCTTGGCAAAGGTGATGGTCATCGCCTGCGCTCCTGCGATTGCATCGGCCCATCATGGCAGGGCTGGCATGCGGGCACCCACTTGCTGCGATCCCAGAAGATGGCCTTGTCCCCACGGTGCGGGGTCGAGTGGTGGACGATGGTGGCGGGGTTGCCGCATCGTGCGCAGTGGCGATGCTTGGCCAGGAAGCCAGCACGTGCTTCTTCCCACTTGCCATCATAGCCACGCTGGCGGGCTGTAGGGCGCTGCTGATCAAAGCGGGCCTTGCGCTCCCGGTCCTGCGCAACGATGTGCTGGCACCGCTGCCCAGTGGAAAGGACGCAGCCGCATGCGCGGATGGATGGCGCCCGCATCGGCATCATTCGGCCCGCTTTTTCAATGCGTCCAATTCGAAGCCGAAGAAGTGCAATACCCGCTCGACCACGTGGATGGGGACGCTTTCGCCAGTCTCCAGACGTATGAGGGTCGAACGATGGACCCCGGCAGCCGTTGCCAGTTCTCGCGTGCCCCAGCTGCGGTCGGTACGAAGCTTTCGCACCAGCCGTCCCCAGTGACCATGCGTTCTCATGCTGCCTCCTTACGGGTCCCGATGCCCGCGAAGATCGAACGGAATTTCTCGTCCAGGGGGCGCTCATCCTTGGCTGGCGTGCTTTCCCCGTTCCCGAAAACCGCCTTCAGCAATTCGAGACGGCCTTTGTAGGCTTCGAGGATTTCCACGGGAGTGGCGTCCAGGGTGTCTTTCGGCGTCCAGCCCAGCCAGCCCGTCCCGATGCGGTAGAGGTTCGCCAGATACTCACTGAAGGGGGTGGTCTTGCGCGTCGTCTGGTTCTGGTTCGCTGGCGCGTCGTCAGGATCGATCCCCGCACATGCCATGATGTAGGCCAGGAGCGGGTCCCGAAGCGTGGGAAGCACGTCGAACACGCGATTGCTGAGAAACGGCATGTCGGTGTGCGAACCGATGATGGCGACGGCGGCTGTCAGGCTCTCGTCTTGTACGTCGATCAGAAGCTGGCGGAACGATCCGGGACGGCGCTCCAGGCGGATGGCATCGGCAAGCGTGGGGCGAAGCTCGATATGCTCCCCCGCGAGTGTGACGATGATGCGTTCCGCCAGCTTCATGATGGATCCCGCCGGTTACGTAGCCGACGCGGCGACTTCGATGATCGCCCCGCTGATCGCCAGCGAGAACGTCGTGGACACGATGTTGTCCGCGTCACCGAAGTTGTTCTTCTTCGAGGCCACCAGGGCGTTGAAGTAGAAGATCGAGTTCTTGGGCGAGCCGCCAGCGGCGGGCTTGTCGTTGAGTTCGATCTTGAAATTGTAGCCGAACGACGTGGCTTCAGCGGCGACCAGGGCGGCATAGCCGTCATCGGCGCTGTCACGTGCGACGGTCAATTCCATGGTGCCGTTATCGCGGCTGCCCTTCAGCTTCTTGACGTAATCCTGATCGACAAACTTGCCGACGACGATCTCGGCCTCGGATCCGGCTTCGCCGACGTCGGAGATGTTGGCGATGGCTTCCCATGTGTCGGCGGCGTAGGCGGCTGCGTCTGCCATGGCGGTCGTGGTGCCGATCGACACCTGTGTTTTTGCGGTTGTGGTGATACCCAT